GGGCGGTTTTAGTCCACCACCAGTCACTATATCTTTGTCCTTTAACCCCTTTAATGCGATTGTGCCAATCCTTGAACATTGCGAGTTGTTTGCCAATTCGATATTCTTCTGGTAATTGGTCTTCATCAAAGATTTCATAATCTTCTAATAAATCAACGGTGTAATTGTCTTTGAGAACTTGTGGTGCATTTTTGTCATACCACTCTTCAAGTTCTTTCTTTAATGTGGAGTTATCATAGACATTAGTGCAATCATCACTTCTATCGAATGGTGCTTCAAAGATTGCATCTCTAAACACTAACACTCCATTCTCATCTGCAGTTGCAAGTTCATAGTCTTCACTACCAAAACTGAATGTTCTCCAATTCGGTTTTGTGAAGTCTCTTGGCGTTGTTTCATCATTAGATGATTTGCTTTGGTCAACGATTATTTGACCCGGTTTATTAAGGTCTTCAAGAAACTTGTCAATTTCAGCTTTGTTTACTTTGCAAACCATTGCTGGAAATTTAATGCTTCTTAATAAAGAGTTTTCTCTTTTGAGTGAGAGAATTAACTCATCTTGGTAATTGATTTTATTTTTTGCCATTGTGATTCCTTTCATAGAGATCTAGTTCGCAGCTTAATTTCTTAAGATATTTGAGGTTTTGTTTTTGAGTGAATGGATTTTTGTTGGTCTTTAATAAGTTTTCAACTCTTGCTTTTTCGATTAAGAGTTCTTCATAAGTCATCTCTTTCCACGACTTCATCAAGAATAAACTCCCTTATAAATCTATTAGCATAGTCTGGACTTATCATTGACCTTTCAACTGTATTTGCATCTTCTATGCGTTTGGTAGGTTTTCTATCCACTCCCTCAAATATGAAGTTATTTTTAGGTTCACAACCAATGAACCAATATTGAGTAGGTTTCTCATAGAAATCACCCATATCTCTTCTATCCATATCAATTAGTTTTGGTTTGATAGCCCAATATCTAGTGAGATAGTGTTGTGTTGAGTATGGATTTTCTATGATTAGAGGAATATTTCTCTTGTCACAAATGATTACTAACTTAGAAATTAAGCAATAAAGTTGGTGTAATTCATCATGTAACTTAAGGTCATATTCCATTTTCTTTTGGATTGACCAATCCTTAACTCCAAAGGCATCACCCCTGAAGTTCATAATTATTTGTGCTTCAAATCTTACACAAGGGAAGAAAGCGATAATTAGGTCACTTGATTTTATATCATCAAATATTGATACCCCCCCCCGCATAAGCTGTTTCAATTTGTCCAAATAAGTCTACGACATGATCAGTTTGATTGAATTGATTGAGAATGTCATAGTCTTCAGCCTCATAACCAAGTTTCTTAAACTCGTTTTTGAATGTGCCACTTTGTTCAAAGAAACAATGGAATTTTTTATTTGCCATCTTTTCTTTCCTCGTGAGGCGACATTGGCATATCTGGAAAAACTGGAATTGTTTTTAAGAAAGCATTTACGATTGTTTGAAGAACTAATACGATTGCTTCTCTATATAGAAGAAGTAACATAATGTCTTCTCTGTCATATTCTTTTTCAGTGAGTGTGAGAATCAATAAGATAATCATCATCACTAAGAAAGCAAAGTTAATCAACAATCTTAAATGAAAGAAATTACTTGCCTTCATCTAAGTTCACTCCAAGTGCTTTGAATAAAGATTGGTCAAGGTGTTGAAGGTAGTTTGTTAACCCGGTTGCTCCTTTGGTCTCTTGCTCATTAAGAGCATTAACTAATTTAAGTGAAGCAACACTATGTCTACAAACTACACATAAGTGTAATTGGAAGATATCTTCTCTTGTGAGTTGGAGTGTCAATACTTCCTTTGGATTTGCTTCTTTTTTGACTTCTTTAGTTTCGTCTGCCATAAGTTTTCTCCTTTCCTAAATGTCAAATAAGTTCATCTCACCTTTTTGGTTAAATCCCTCAAGGCGGTCTTTAGCAATTTTGTAATAGTTTTCGTTAATCTCGAAACCTATATAATTCCTTTCTAGGTGCTTGGCTGCTAAAGCTGTTGTGCCACTTCCTAGAAATGGGTCAAGTATTACCCCCCCCGTTGACTTGAGTTCGCAATCAAGTTCTCAATAATCTCAATATTCTTGATTGTTGGGTGGTTGAAGTTCTTTTTGTCTTCAATGTTATTTTTAGTGAGATAGACAGTTCTTGCTCTTTCAAACGGAATGTCGATTGTTGCACCTTGTTCCCAGAAGTATAAGCAATACTCTTTATCTACTAGATAGTGAGTTCCACAGAATGGTATTGGGTTTTCTTTAGCCCATATGATGATTTCGTAGTTGCACTTCTTCTCATCTACAAAGTATTTAAGTAGAGGAAGTATCATAGACTTGTTACACCATATATAGACATTTATCTTTTTAAGCACTCTTACAAACTCATCAAGGATTGCATAATCCATACCTTTATCAAGTCCGTTCTCTTCGATTTCTCTTGAGAAGTTACCCTTATTCCTTGAAGCCATAATTCCAGCTCCATGAATACCTTGAATATCATAGGGTGGGTCAGTGACTATTAGATCAATAGACTTATCATCAATCTTTTTGATTAGTTCATAAGCATCACCTAAATAGATTTCATTCAAGTCCATACGGTCTCTCCACTATGATTTCCACTCTTGGTTCTTCACTATATCTTTTGAAGACTACTAGACAAGTGATGGCACTATCATCTGGGTAAGCAATTCCATTAAGAGCATCTAGACATATCTTTGCGATATTGTCGCAATCAGGCGTCTTTGTTGGATTTAACTTCCCGGCTTTCATTAACTCACCCTCTTTGTCAAGGTCAGTTGTTTGGGTTCGTTTATGATAGACATAGTGTCCTTTGGTAATTGGGAAGTAAGCTGTAATAGAAGCCCATAATTCTTCATGTGGTTGAAACATTGGTTCACTATATTGGTCTCTATAAGCTGCTACCACTTTAGATTCATAATTAACTGTTTCTTTTGGAGTATAAGTTCTTACAAATCCGTTGACGGAAGTTGCTTTAGGTCTTTGTTTACCCATTGGATCACCGGGAATGATTAACTTAAAGTTTCTACTCATCTTCTTCTCCTTTTTGGTTTGTCTGGTCTTGAGAGATAGGCAAGTCTAGTGGCTTCATTCCTTTCTTCTCTTAACCTTTCATTTTCTTTTGACCACTCTTTGTAACTTTCACAACTGCTGTGACAACTAGCGTTGCGATTAGGACAATCTTTGCAAGGACAAATAGTAATCATCTATTAGTCCTCTCTTTCAACATGAGGTATATGTTCTGGGTTGTAATCCGGGTTGTCTTCATCAATCTCATAAGGACACATACTTTCTTCGTAACTTTGTTCATATTCCATTGAAGGTGTAAAAATTGCACTAAGAATGAAACATATGAATAAGAGTATTAAGATTGCCATTAGTCCGGCTAAGATACACAAGATGACAAACACCCAAATTGGTATCGTAATCATTTCTTACCTTTCCTTTCTGGAAGAGGCTCTTCAATCACTTTCTTTATTGCTCTTTTTGGGAGATTTTTAATATCTAGTGGTTTGAACTTCGTAAGAATGATGGCATCATCAACCATGAAATAGACTTGAGTGGTTTGATTGTTGAATCTATCTCTATGAGTGATTGTTCTCATATGACCTTGAATGGCTAATGTGTTTTTATCTCTACCCATTAGAAGCAAATCTTCTCCAATTTGACCAAATGCCACAACTTTTAATAAGGTAAGAACTTTCTTCTCTTTGATTGAGATAAATAGTGAAGTGTATTTGCCTTTCTTAATTGCATTGCCATAGCATCGACCCACAATATTGAAGTGATTTTGACAGAGCATTATTCTCTCTTCTCTTCCTTTCTAGTGACATATTTCACAAATGCTTCAATGAAAGGGTCACCACTACTTTCATCTATGTCTTTAAGATATTGATCAAACAATCTATATTGACCATCTTGTGAAATCCTACTTTTGACTGCACCATATTTAGCCATCGCAATTTTTCCTTGAAGGTAGAGTTTAGCTGCGTATTCAATGCTTTCTTCTTCTGTTCCTAAGCGGAATCTTCCTTCATCTTTGATAATGATTTTGTGAGTTTGAGGTGACCTCATAATGTAATCAATATCTTCATAAATGCTTGGCACATTGGTGTAGTTGTATTGGCTTTCCTTATAGTGGTAGAACTTAGGCATTGCTTCACATATTTCTTTAACAGAGATATTTGGATTGTTTTCAATGAGACGGTATAACTCCCAGTGATAACCTAACATGAAGAAATTTTGACCTTTTGCTTTCCATATAAGGGCTATTTGTTTTTTATCTAATCTTTTAGATTTGAAACGACTATTGGTAGTAGTCATTTCTTGAGTGAGATCTGGCATAATAATTCCTTCCTAGAACGGCAAGTTATCATCATCAAGAAGAAAGTCTTTGAGATAATTTGCTTTATTTTCTATTTCATCTTCATCAACATTTTTAATATGTTCGATAAAGGCTTTTACTTTATTTGATAAGGACAAAGGTTCATGACCTTCTTTAAGTAACTTATCTATTACTAAATTAGTTATCTCTACATCTTCCATACTTCCTTTACTTATATAACCAGCTTCAATAAGTCTATTTACTAATGGTTCAGTAAATGTATGTAGATGAGTATCGTTTCCCTTATTAGAATCTATTAACTCTTCTTTATCTTGATTTAAGTTATCTTCTATTAAGTTATTTTTATTTAATTTAGTTTCTTTTATATTTATTTGCGGTAACGGTTCGTTAACGGTTCGGTAACGGTTCGTTAACGGAATACCATTTTCGTTAAATGTGTATGCTTTATTGGTATCTAATTTGAGTTCTGGATTATCTGCGAGATAGTTACTTGGTTTGTAAGTATCTTTTCTCATGGTGTTGTGTAACCACCAGTGTTTGACAACCACTACTCCATTGTTGCATTCAAGTAGGAACTTCTTTGCAATTAGTAATTTGAGATCATCATTAGAAGCATTAACAATTTTGATAATCTTCATAGGACTGGCACAAAACCCATCATCATCACTTCTCATACCGATATGGAAGTAAAGGTTTTGAGCAGAACTTGGCATATCAAGGAAAGCATCACTATCCACGACCGCCATTGAAAAGCATCTGCGATTAGCCATATTAGAACATACCCTCGAAAGTTAATTTGACTTTAAGAGAATCAATGTATTGATATAACTTTAAGCAAACCGCTTTTTTGCCATTAACTTGAGCATAGAAATCAGCTTTGGTAAGACCTAAAGATTTATAAACCTCTTTAATGGTCTTCTTTTGGCTCTTAACAGCTTCTTTAATGGCTGTGTAATCTTCTTTAGATAAGAAGTATTCAACTCTTAATTTAGTTTTCATAACTTCTCCTTTCTTTATTTGTTCAAACTTTTTGAAGTAATAGGGTTTTTGATTGCCATAGAACCCTTGAAACTATGGGTGAGTGAGATTGGAAGTCCTTTGAGGACTATTCTCCAATTTTTTGGTATTTGAACCTACGAACCACCTTTTCAGGCACTTCTTTTTCTGGTTCAATGTGAGCTGGTGTCACAGAGGTAGTGACTGTGATGAGGTATTTACCACTTAAGACTTTTGGTCTATCACCAACTTTTTCTTTGATTTGCTTATCAAGGTCTTCATAAGTTTTCTTTGAATCCTTGAGAGCGTCTCTTTGGTCGATAAGTTCATCAAGTTCATCATCAGTCTCTACATCAGCAGGGATTGCGATTGAGTGACCACAGATATGAGAGAGAGGACAATGTTCACAAACACTTTCATCATCTATTGGATCTGGAATCTTATCTTCCTTGACCGCATTATTTACTCTCGTTGCCTTTTCAAGCATTTCTAAGCAAAGTGCTTCATGGTCTTTTAAGAAGAGGTCAATAGCCTTTAATTCACCTGTCAATTTGTTGACAATGAAGAAGAATCCTTGAGACTTATTAAACTTCCACATATAGGTTAAGAGTTGCATTGGATATGCTCTAATGTAGTGTCTCTTACTATTTAAGAAGTCTTGGATAGAGTTCAACTTATCAAACTCGAATGGTGAGATACCTTTAATTTCGCCCGGTATCAAATCACCGGTTTCTGGGTTTTTGATAAGAACATCTTCTCTACCTGTGATGTATGGATCATCTATTTGCCAACTTCTAACAGTAGGAGTGACAACTTCATATCCAGCTTCTTTGAGTTTTGCAATGGCGTATTCTTCCATTTTGTTACCCAAATCGAAGATACATTGAGTGGTGACATCTATTGGTTTTTGGTCTTCCCAATGTTTGATAAGAAGATATAAATATCTTTCACAAGGGTGACCAATGTTTGATGCCCTTAGATTTCTACAAGGGTAGATAGTGATTTTTGCTTCAGTTGTATCGTGAAGTTTTTGAGCAATTTCTTTTGAGGTAAAAGCCATAATTACTCTCCTTCTTCATTTTCTTCTGGAGTTAAATCCACTACTTCACCAGTCTTTTTCAATTTGTTAGCGGCTGCTTTTTGTTGACAGTCAAAGCAATAGATATGACCACTAAACTTTGATTGAGAGAATGAAGCAGTTTTTTGGTTGACTTCTTTACCACAACCCTCACACTTGAAGGTTTCTTTTTGGTCTTCAGTCTTTCCACCTTTAGAACCTTGTTTGAATGTGTAACCTTGAATCCTTGAGGTATCTAACCCGGCAGCTTCAAGTGTTTCAACTTCAATGTTCTTTAAGTTAGGAATAATAGATTTGATTGCATTGGCTTTAGCATTGGTAAGAGCTGCAATGCGAACATCTCTATCTTTGATTTCTTCTGGTTGTTTCTTTTTGTCACCTTTTCCGGCAAAGAACTCTTCTTTCATAGATCTTTGACCTTCTCCCTCGACATAGGTGTTTTTGCCAAAGGCTCTAACACGATATGTATAAGTCTTGTAACCAAAGGAATCGGTTTCAATGAGTGGGAAACCCGGACAGACTTCAAAGGAAACTCCTAGAAGACTTGCGACCTTAGTGCAACCACTTTCTTGAAGGTATGGTTTTCCACCAATAATTACCCAGTCATGAGGTGTAGTGACTTTTAAGGAAGCAGTCATAATCTTATTTAGAGCATTAACTCTTGCTTCAGCTTCTTCTGCTAACCTAATAACATCATTACCACCGGTTAACTCGGTAAGATTGGCTTGTGGTTGTTGACCTTCGACAACAACTACTTCTTTCTTTTCATCAACTTCTGGCATACTTTTCTCCTTTCATTTGTTCATTGATGAGTAAATCTCTTATGACCAAACTCTCATTTGATCGAGAAGTTCCATAGAGTGCTAACACACTGTCTGCTAAGACATAGTTAGTTCCATATGAGACACCACCATTTTTTTCTTTAATTGCTCTTTTTTTAATAGAGATAGCGGTAGTCTTGGAAACATCACAATAAGCCATAATGTCCTTATATGACCAAACAGGTTTGGCTAGAAGTTCTTGTTTTTGTGATACGCTTATCATAAATCTGCCTCGTTCACTTTTGGAAACTCAAAGGTAAAAAAATAAGCGTCTATTTCTTCTGGTGTTAAGTTAAAGTCTTTCTTGATCTTGGCAATTTCTTCTTGCTTAAAAGGTGCTTTGCCTTTAAGTTTGGCATCAAGTCCTTGAACTGTTACACCTAAATAAGCGGCAAAACCAGTCTTATTCTTTAACTTTTCATTAGAATAAATAAATCCAATTAGTTTAGAATAGTTAAACTTCATTTGGCTCTCCTTTCCTCG